GTAAGTAACATAATAAGTCCTAATGAATATGTATGTATTATACAATAATTCTAGGTTTTGTCAAGTGGTGTTGTATTTTTACAACTAAATTTCAGTAATATAGAGACAACCGTCTTTTACTTCAAGGTTTAGTTTAGTTCCTTCTACCCATCCAGTAATTTCAATTAGTTCCGGAGGAAAAGTTAGAATTCCATCGCCGGATCCGTCTGGAGCATCTTCAATAATTGCTGGCCAAGAACGGTCATTCATATTGATGTTTAAGTTTTTCATAATTTTCTTGGTCCTGCTCAAATTGAGTGAGATTGGCCCACATTTTAGTAACTTCAATTAGTGATTTTACTGCTTCTTGGTCAACTTTGAGTGTTTCCGGCTTACGGTCATCATTTTGTATTTGCATATAATCAATTTTCCAGACTTTTCGTTGGATGTTTCAGTTTACGGGAATATTTTGCAGCATTTTTATGTGCTTGCACTGGTTTAATAGGTGTCCGACAGACCGGACGTTGTAATTTTACAACAAATTTAGTATTTTTCATTATCGCCTCATGCTTGAAATGTCTTTTGCTTCTTCATCAGTAAAAACCGGCACGGCATTAGACTTATGCATAGTTGCAATGCCCTTAACCTTTGTTCCGGTGTAAACTTTTGGTGGTGCTTTGGTGGCAACACCAAGGCCAGTATCTAAAGATTCGATTTTACGAGTTTCCCGAACAAAAACGCCTGTAACAACAGGACTTTTGATTTCGGTACGCTGAGTAAATTTACTCAATGACTTAGGTTTCATATCCTCGATGGATTTTAACCATGCATCATACTGAGCCTGTTGAGCCTTAGGCACTTTGCGTTTTTTTGACTTAGTAATACTACCGTGAATAAACATAAAATCTCCATACAAGTTTTGTATTATACAGAGATTTTAGTTCTTGTCAAGTCATGTGTTGTTTTTTTACAACATTATTTGCGGTAACGTTTTGCGTCTGAATAGTAGTCCGATTCGTATGCATCAAAATACTTTGACTGTTTTTTGGATTCTCTTTGTTTGTCTCGCTGTTTACGGTCATATGTATTTGTTTTAAATGCATATTCATCGTTGTAGTCTCTTTCTTTGCGAAACTTAGCTACATTTTTGGACACTTACTAACTCCTTATTATGGTAACATTCCGGGAAAGGCTTCTTTAACGAACTTATAATCCAGACCTCTGACACCCAAGTCTTTATTGAAAATACCAATAACGACTTCTGCCTCCCGTGGCTCTAGGTTCTGGAGATACTCAACGAGTAATTGGTTACGCTTTTGTGGTGTTAGTTTTTCAGCGGTTGGGTCACCTTTACGGAACATATACAGTTTCCGGATTTCGGTGGTCAATTGTGCATAACCCATTCCTACTGGAACATCTTTAATTTGATATCCTGGTGGAACTTCATGATGTAACCACTCATATTGCGGATGAAATGCTAATTCCAAAACTTGTGTCATCAACTTGGAAACATTTCTCTGCAATACTGCTAATCGTTCTTTTTTATTTTTGGCTAATTCAAATTCGTCAAAAACTTCATACATATTCTTCATTAGAAATCCTCAATCACATCCATTAGGTTGGTTAGTTTATATTGAATGAAATAATTCAACATTTTCTGCTTATTTGCAGGTTTAGCTTCTTCGTAAGTATTTATAATTTGCTCTTTAATTTCAACGGGAATACATGTCAAATCAATTAGTGTCTTATTGCGAGAATAACCAATTTTTACATTTTCATCAGACCAATCTTCAGCATTCTCTTTTAGCAATTTGTCTAATACACCTTTGGTGATAGGTTTTTGTCTCAAATCACGGACAAAACAATCACTAGGTGAAAAGATATTAGGAATACCGTCACCCTTATCACCACGAATGATTTTTTCTTGGAGTTCCATCATTGGGTTTTCAGACTTGAGATATTTCTTCAATGCAGGATTGTATTGTTTGACATTTGAGCCCCAACGTTGCAACTGCAAGAAATCTCCATCACTGGAAAGAATGAGAATCTTTTCGTGTGCGGCATGACGAGGAACAAGAGTACCGATGATATCATCCGCCTCAGCAGATTCAACATCAATCACTTTGTAAGGAAAGTTTTCTTTCAATTCTTGTTTGAACTTTGCCAACATGTCAAAGATGGCATGCCAATCCAGTGGAGACTTTTCACGGGTCTTTTTACGACCTGCCTTGTAAAAGGGAAAGAACTCCTTGCGCCAATACTTGCGGTTATCACAGCAGAGTACAACTTCACCGTATTCTTTGCGGAAAGTCTTTAGGTGCATTCGGAGGATATTAAGAACCATGTGTCGGATTAGACTTTCCTCCAACTTTACATTCTTTTGGTTTGAGATTTGAGCCATGAGTCCTGCAAGGAGAACTTGGTTCAGGTCAACGAGAATCATTACGAATCCAATAGTTAAAATTGTACTATATCACACTTCTTGCAATTTGGCAAATACGTTGTTAACAAATTCTTCGGAAGTTGTTGTTTTTCTGCAAACAACACCAAACCAATCTTCTTTAATCATTCTCATAATATATTCAACTGGTGCAGTTAAGATGCCCTCAAACTTATCCACATCAACTAATACACCTTCTTCATCTTCTCTAAAAAGAATGATATGGTAACAGTCACCCATTGGAGAACCATCTAATTTGGTTCCTTTATCCTTATATTCGCTCGCTTGAACATGTATAGTTTCATCTTCTGTTGGTAGAAAGACATAACTATCACAATCGTTGTTCAATAGTGCCTTGAGTTCTGTTAGTTCGGTCATTGTAGTCCTTAATATGTGTTTTTCTCACTCTGACCATAATCCAGTCATTGTAATACTCATCACTTTCCATTACATTATTTGCGAATTGCTCTTTCGCTTCAAGGTAACTACACTCACCTTTTGTCTTGCAAAGATGTAGTATCTCTCGGCGGAATTTATCCTGGCCATACAGTATAACATCTTTTTGCAGTTTGTCACTACTTCCGTAATAAGTTTGCCAGTCCGATGGAACTTTCACTCTTTTACGTTTACCTTTTACCGTTTTGGTCCTAGAGAACCAGAAAAGTTTCTTGCCGATATACTTTTTATTGTTCTCTAGGTTTGTTATCAGATATACAAATCCGTAACTATCACCAATTTGGTCTTCTGTGAATTCAGTATCATTATATTGCCAAGTTATTCCCATTTGAGGTCATCTTCATCTAAGTCATCATCCTCTATATATTCTTCGGATAATTCTTCGATTGGATCACCACAGAAAGGGCAATATTCTGGCAAAGGTTGTGATACTAATTGTTCAACATACTCAACGGCGTAGGTTGATTCACACTCTAAACATTCTCCTGAAATTACTTTGTTTGTCATTTTTATTCTTCTTATTATAGTTTAACAAATCATTTGGCCCAAACATCGGACCAATCCCCAGTCAAAGCACCCTTTGCATAATCGGTTGCACGATTTTCAAAGAAATTTGTGTGAGTTGGTGCATTAATCATTTCTTCAACCCATGGTAGTGGATTCTTCTTGACTTTAAAAATGCCCTTCAATGATAGAGAAATCAATCTACGGTCAGCAATGTAACGAATATATTTCTTAACATCTTCTGCCTTCAATCCTTCCATTTCACCCATTGCAAAAGCCAAGTCAATGAACTTATCTTCCAATTCAACCATCTTTTCAGCAATCGTGTAAATGCGTGACTTCAATTCATCATTCCAGATTTCTGGATTTTCTTGAATGTAAGTACGGAACAATTTAATCATGTTTTCTGCGTGTTGTGTTTCATCAACAATAGACCATGTAACAATTTGTCCCATACCCTTCATCTTACCGTGACGGGGGAAATTCAACAACATAATGAAAGAGGAGAACAACTGCATACCTTCAGTAAAAGCACTGAACACGGCGATATGAGTTGCAGTATTCTCTTTAGTTGTATTCTGCTTTGAAATGTCCAACACATAGTCGTGTTTCTCTCTCATTTCAGCATACTCTAAGAATTCATTGTATGTTGTTTCTGGTAATCCCAATGTTTCAATCAAGTGTGAGTAAGCGGCAACGTGTAATGCTTCACGTGCGGCAAAACCCAACAACATCATTCTCATTTCTGGTTGTGGAAAGTATGGTAGATAATTCTTAACATAACCGCCAGCAACGTCAATGTCACCTTGTGTGAAGAAACGGAAAATGTGTGTTAGAAAATTCTTTTCACTTGACGTTAATTTCTTTTTCCAATCTTTCACATCTTCCATCATTGGCACTTCTGTGTGAAGCCAATGTGATTGTTCATGTTTCAACCATGCATCATATGCCCAAGCATAGTTGAAAGGTTTAAAGTAACTACGTTCCGATGTTACATCATTCTGCGCTTTCTTAATCATACTTCTGCCCATTCTTTTAGTAGTTTTGGTGTTTTGACTCCGACATTTCGTTTCACTTCAATGTTTTCATCTAACAATACTAAAGTTGGAACAGAACGAATGCCATATTGATTTGCAATGTCTTCATTCACATCAATATCAATAACTTCAATTGGAAGTTTTAGTTCGGCTCGTTCCAAGTTTTCGGCCAATGTTTTGCATGGTTGACACCATGATGCAGTAAATCTCAAAATTCTTTTCATATTATCCCTCACATGCGATACAGTCATTACCTTGTGCGATTTGTGTCATGTCAATTTCTTTGATGACTTGACGTTCAATCTTCTTAGAAACCTTGTCAGCCTTACCAATCTTCTCAGAACGGCAGTAGTACAATGTTTTCAATCCTTTTTTCCATGCCATAAAATGAATAGCATGAACGTATTTAATATTGGCATCTGGACGGAAGAACAGATTCAATGATTGTGCTTGGTCGATATACATTTGTCTATCAGCGGCCAAATCAATCACCCAACGTTGGTCAATTTCCATTGATGTTTTGAATACCGCCTTTTGGTCATCGGACAAAATATCTAGGTGTTGAACCGAACCATCATTAGCAATAATAGAAGACCATACTTCATTATATTTGTCGGTGTCGGTAATCAACTCTTTAAGAATTTTATCCAACCAACGATTCTTATTCAAAAAAGAACCCGATAAAGTGTCTTGACGATATGCGTTAGCACGATAAGGCTCAATACTAGGGGAGGTATTACCCATAATAATAGAAGAAGAAGCATTGGGGGCAATAGCCATAACATGACTAAAGCGGCGGCCAGTACCCTCTGCATCAGGCGCTTCACCACGTTCAGTACCGAGCGCAAGGTTTGCATTGTCTAGTCCTTCTCTAATACTTTTGAAGATTCTATTGTTAGCAACTTTTGCCATCACACCTTCAAATGCGATTCCGTTCTTTTGTAGATATGCGTGGAAACCGAGGGCACCAACACCAATAGAGCGTTCCAACATAGCAGAATATCTTGCTCTTTGTACGACACTAGGAGCATTATCAATGAAATACTGTAGGACGTTATCAAGCATCTCCGCAACGTCCCGAAGAAAAAGTGGCTCATTCTTCCAATCATCATAAGTCTCCAAGTTCAAACTAGACAAACAACATACAGCGGTACGTTCTTTGTTTGTTGGCAAAATGATTTCAGAACACAAGTTTGATTGGTGTACTTTCAAACCTTTATCTTTCAACCATTCTGGCAATTCACGATTACTCGTATCAATAAAGTGAATGTATGGTTCACCTGTGTGCATACGCAATTCAAGAATCTGTTGCCACAAAGATTTTGCAGAAACGGTTTCACGAATTTCTTTTGAGTATGGATCAATCAAGTTCCATGAATCATCAGCGTTAGGATCCAACATACACTTTTCAATGATGGACATAAAATCATCTGTGATATTGATGCCATGGTGTAAGTTCAAGCAACGCACATTTGGGTCACCTGTTGGCTTACGCATTTCTAGGAAAGGAATGATGTCAGGATGAGTAATATCAAGATAAGCGGCGTAAGAGCCACGGCGAGTGCGACCTTGACGATACGCCAAAGAAGAAGCATCATATATTTTAAGATGCGGCATAACGCCTGTAGACTTATCATCGGCAGACCTAATACCAAAACCAATACCAACACCGCCGCCGAACATAGAAAGCCAGTTAGTTTCTGATAGGTTATCAACTAAACCCTCCGCTGTGTCATTAATATAATTTAGAAAACATGAAATAGGTAGGCCTTTTTTAGAACGACCGAATGATAAGATTGGTGTTGAATATGACAACCAATGTTTAGATGAATAATCATACAATCTTTGTGCATGTTCTGGATTGGATCCAAAAGATGCTGATACGAATGCAAATCGTTCTTGAGGTGATGTTTCTTCCTCACGCATGTACGATTCTTTTAATCGTTTAATACCCAACTCATCAAATAGCTTATCACGCTCTAAGTCTATCTTAATGCCCATGTATTCCATATTATTCCTTGTTATTATTTTACGAACTGTTCCAATTGTGGAGGTGTCCAGCCCTCTGGTTTCAACACCTTACCATCTTGTCTTTTAATCACTTTACCAGTCTCTGGATTAATCTTTGCTAGATTACTCCGAGCCACTTCATTCCATGCACCCTGAACATCATAACCTTTCATGTAACAAAATCCGAGAATAACCCAAATCATGTCCATGCAAGCATCTAACTTTTCAACTTCATCATTTTTATTGTTTGCATGAATGAACTCATTGAATTCTTCAGCAATTAGATTACGATACAAACTTGCATTACCAAGAGTTTTCTCTTGGTCACACGCTTCAATAAACTTCACCACATCATTATACATTAATAAATTCCTTAATCATTGGGAAAACCGGCTCAATCACCAAGGCACATGCCAATGCTACTACTTGATGTTCTTTTTGTGTGCCATTTGCGCTTCGGAGTTGTATATAGTGGACCCAAGAACGCAAGGTTCCTGCCATATACATGCGTGATTTTGTCATGCCTTCCGGCAAAACCGCACGGGCCTGTTCTTTGGCAATTCCATTGTCTAAAGCCCATTTATAAGCATCTTCAACTTCATCCATAATTTGGTTTTGACGTTGACGCCATGTCTCAATCAATGTTGCGTTATCGGTTTCAATACTGTTCTGACGATTCTTGGTATCTTGCAATCGTGCTTCCCGTGTTTCAAATCCAAGTTGTGATGCATCAGCGTAACGCTGGCTAAACTCTTGGAAAGAGAATGAACGGTGACGTAAAATTTGTCGTGCAATATCTCTTGTCGTTTCAATCTCCAAAGTCAAAGAAACCATCTCCAATGGCGACCAGTGCTGGTTGTTAATCAAGTAACGCACCAACTTTTCGGATGTATCCGAGTTGTTTTGGTTGGCTGGATTAGACACTCTTGCCGCATAAGCAATCTGGTCCAACAAATTCTTCCCATCAGCACCTTGGGAATACGAAATCAACTTTACATTCATATTATACTTTCTTCCAGTTTACAAATTCCATTTTTGCACGTAGGTTCACAAACGTGTTTTGCTCCATTATATCATGTAATTCTTCAATGTCAAATCCTGTCAAAATCATGTCATTAACATCTTTGTCTGTAATCATAGGAGGCCAGATTACTACATTGAAGTGGTTGTCAATTGCTTTCTCCATCAACTTGACAATTTCTTTATTTCTTGGTTCGTTATCATAGACAAGTACCAGTTTTGATTTGTCCAAGTATTCTGCGGCTCCTTCCAAGGAAGAACTGGCAACGGCAACAGAATTTTTAATAAACATAGAATCAATAGGACCCTCAAAAACAAAAATCTTCTCCTCTTGATTGACACGGTCGATACCGAACATGCGTGGACCTTCGTCCGTTAGTTTAATTGTGATGTATCGTATCTTTGATTCACCCAGTGCACGACCTTGGAATCCAGTGATGTTTCCTTCTTTATCGTGAAACGGAATAACAAGTCGTTTATCACCAGCAATGATATCTTTATCTACACCAAATGAATCTACTAATGCCTTGAAATCTTCTGCATAATATAAATTACTATACATTGAAGTGGGAATCACACGGTTGATTACATATTGTTTTGCAAAGTGGTCATCAGGCAATTCTGATATCTTTGGTAAATCTAGACTTTTCTTGAAAGTTGGTTTAACCGTCAACTCAGAGAATGTGGGTTCTGGTGAATTTGTGTTGGCTGATGCCTTGTATAGTTCCAGTGAATACTGTTCTAGTAGGTTGGTGTCAACCTGTTTGAGAAAGTTATAGAAAGATGTGGATGCACCACAGTTGTGACACATGTAGAAGTAGTTGTTACCTTTTCGGTAAACATAACCACGACACTTTGATTTATTTTTTTGTGAATCTCCACACAGAGGACACCGAAAATTATAAAGGTCTTCTTTCTTTTTAGAAAACCTCAGTAATTTTGGCGACACTTGGAGGAGGAAACTACGGTCAATGTATACGCTCATAATGTAAAAAAGAGAAAATTATCCGAACAGACTTCTCAGTGTATCAGGTTTGACATGAGAAATCAACCATGATAAAGCAAGTATACCACCTGCAACCATCCACTTCCATTGCAAAAGCTTGTCTAAGGATTCTTTTTCTTTTGTATTGTGTTCTTGCATTTCTTTACGGAGTAACTTAATTTCATCCAATAAAGTTTTTTCGGTATCTTGAACTTTGTCCAAGACTGCATCTATACGGCCATGCAATTCATTGATATCGCCGTTCGTTTCAAGTCTTCTCTTGTCCATATCATCGTATACCTTTGCAATGTGACGGTCGTGCTGATCCACAAGTTTTTCTATAACCTTGTCCATCTTATTACACAGTTCTGTTATGGTTGATACTTGAGACTTTAGTACTCCGACATCAACATGAATTGAATCTTCAGCCATTATTTTTTGTCAGGAATTTTGGTACCATCTAATTTTTTGTGGATGGTAATTGTTTTGCAGACTTCTTTTTCTTTTTGTGTCTTAGCGTCTTTGGTGGTTTCGCAAACCTTTTTGGTTTCAGCTTGAACTGCACCAACTGCCATTAGAGATAAAGAAAGGGCTAGAATAATTGATTTCATTTTGGTTCCTTAGATTTCAGGTTGTGGAGCTGGAGGGGGAGCAAGCTTACCACCAAAACCTACCACTACATCTGAAGACGGAACACCGGCATTATCTGCTGAAACTGGTGCTGTTGGCAAGGGGGTAACTGGTATAATTGGTTTTGGTACTGGCGCAGATACTGGAGGTGTTGCAAACACAGGTTGTGGTACGGGTGCTGCAACTGGCGCTGGTGAGACTGGTGTTGGTCTGTTTGCTGCATCTAATGCCTTTGCTTTTAAATCTTTGTCGTTACCTGCCAACATGATGCCTGACAGAGTACCTGTCAAGAAAGTGGCAATTGGTATAATCATTTCAAAGAACTTCTGGTCAATAGGACTGATAGCGTTTAACGGCTGAGTAA